CCTACCCCAAAACCTAGGTGAAAACCTTTGTATTGCTAGGTGGGTAGAAAACCTCTTCTAGGAAGAAATGTCAAATTTCACCATAAGCTGGTTCAACTGTATTTCGAAACAGTTGTTCAGGGACGACTTGACAACAATCCCCAGTTGCTTTTTAAAATTTCCCAAAGCGCTTCTTGCGTCAGGCCCACTAGAACATCAGGTGGTCGAGGAGGACAGCTGGCACTAGCTACCCAACCAGTCGTGCAGCGTTACATCGGAATGAATTTCCTCTAGTTAAAGAGTAGTCTACAACCGAAGTCTACACACTAGCTGGACTAGGATACAGTCCGACTTCCCAACTCCTGGTACATCCCTCGTCTGTTCGTTAAGCGTACTCCAAACCTGGCACCGCGTGCAATAACTGCTGGACTCACTTGAACTTTCTTGAACTCAATCAATAGTCGAACCAGAATCCGCGGGATGGTTTGAATCTAACCCCGTCTCCATCAAGGACCTGAAACAATAACACTCGGTACAAAGACTCTAAGCATCACAGTCTTCTGACAATTGGTGTACAGTGTACAGATGGTCGCCTTCCCCGGAGGGCCCATCTGCCACAACAACTTCTCCATTCTTAAGATTGCAAAATCTAAAAGGCAAGGATTTCTCGTACTCTAATTGGGCTTCAATAGATATCCCGAAGGCCATAGCAACTTGTGCCCTAGTCCGTGGATGTATGGAAGGCTCCTTGTTAGTACGAACTGTGTATTCCAACTTTGCTTTGGAAAGCAGCACACCACTACGCCACCTTTCCTCTGCACCATAGATCTTCTTCCCAGAAAGCATTGAAGCTCTCCAAGATAGAGGACCTATCATCGGCAGTTCTGAACTACAAGTAAGCTCACAAATCCCACAACCAGCTAGGAACTTCAGGTAAGCCTGAAGCGGCACATGTGCATATCTATGAGTGAAACCAAAACAATCAACCGCTCGCTGCATATTTCTACACATGATCCAACCGTTACCAGGTGTCCATATAGGGTGTGATCTACAGAATTCAATGTCCCAAAAGTTACCAGTCGAAACATCTACAGGCCCTCCAGTCAGGCTAAATCCTAAATCTTTGCAGACTCTATTTAGCTCTGCCGGGTCCAGATCACCTCCTTCTACAAACACAAGAGCATCGTCACCATCACAAAGAAAATCCCACTTAGTTACCCCTAATATACTCATCGCGGTGGCGAAAACTAGTATATTAAGCAAGGAATTACCAATTCCTGTGTCCAAGTCACCAGACATCCTGTTTCCAGAAATTAAGTACTCATGGCCATGGTGAGATTTACCCCAGTTAAGGAGCTGATACTCCAGAAGCTTTGCAAAAGAACTTGAATTTAATCCAGCGCGGTACAAACTATGACAAATTTTCAAATGAACACTAGTCACAGAAGCGTCCCACGACGAAGCATCAACGCAAACTACTACGGGATTGCGGAATTTCTTGGTTTTCTCGATGATCAACTTCGCTCGTTGACTGTTGTTGAGTCCCTTAGCGAAAATCCTTGACCTAACCACACCTCGTCTAGGCCCCTTCCACCCCATGAGCTTATGCTCAATAGGTTTTAGGAATCGAGCTATCTCGAGATTGAATGTAGGTTCTCTCCCTTGAATCGCTCTAGGTTTCCGCTCTTCCTCACCTATACCATCAAGTTTGTCTGCTTTTACAAACATTGAAATTCTGGCGTCTCTCGCATCGAGTTCGCGTTTCTGTAAAGTTCTAAACGCAGCCTCGTAACGTCTTCTCTTGCTAGGGTTGAGCTGTTTGACAGCCTCTTGCCTGCTCAAAGCACGAAGGTCCCAAGATTGGAACCATCCTTTCCAAGACCTTGCTGTAGCGGCAATAGCCTCACCACCACACTTTGTCATGGATTGTTGTACAAAAACCCGTCTCTCTAGAGCTGCACGCTCTGTGCACCAACACGCGGCATGCATAGAGGCGACGGATTTGTCCGTACATAGGCGAAATGGTCGTCGAGCATAGCTCTTCGAACACGTCCCTGAATTGTATGAAACGCTCCAACGCTCAGTCTCCTGCTTAATTGGTAACTCATGGAGTTCCAGACCGGAATGGGTTTTGGGCCCAGTCCAGCCAACAGTAGCATGAACGCGTTCCACACGCTCCAGGCACCCCTATGGGTGACCTACAATGGTTTGGGTCCCATGGTATTGGGAGTGCAGTCCTGCCCAGCCGTTTTGCCACCACGCCTGCAAATAACCTGAGTAAGGTTGTCTACGTAACGTTTGCCCGAATTGCCTGGCGGTTTCTTCGAACATGGTAGTATTGACTAGGCCCAGTGAAGCCTTCTCTTCCTCACTGCGAATGAAAGCCATCATGACTGTTCCTGGCATAATGCGAGCCATGCACTTAGCACTTACTCCATTATCCCTCTTATAGACTAAACACCTACTCAAGAGAGTCTGCATCAAGTTTCTATCTCTCGCCTGGAAACAGCTATACTCCTGTAGATATGGCAATAAATTAATATCAACCAATATCCCACTTTCTCTCACAGTGCACTCGCACTGGACCGAACCCTTGGTGCAAACACC